TTCAAATAGTAGTTCTTAGAAATTATAGGTACAAGGGTGGTGGCATACAGTACCAACCAGTATGCAATTGCGGTAAGTAGAATGTTCACTGGTGTCTTCATTTAAATTAGACTGAGATTATTTATCCTGAATGTGCTGACCACAGAATTCTGTTTTATGTGGTATTTGCTGGTAAATACCTAGATGTACACACATGTCCCGAAGTTCAATGTAATTATTCCAGAACTCCTGTGAATGTGAATATTCATCCACAGTTGAGTGAGCTAACTCATGTATGAGAACGTGAAAAATTTCATTCGTCTTCCCATCCAAGCATACAACTATTTCACTCCCTTTGTTTGTATTAGACCCAACGGAATCTTTCATCTTTTTCATACCGGTTATAGGTGTAGGATGAACAAGCATTTTATATTTCTCATTCCCTGTATCGCGGATATGTTCCCTGAGAATACGATACTTCTCCTTGACTTCGACAAGTTCCTGAGGTTCCCTGGTTTTGTAAAGAATGACTAAATTGAGGAACAATAATAGAATCAACGCTATCATCTTTTATATACAAAGATAAATTTACTATACAACTCTGAGATGGGATTTCCCGTGAGTCCCTCCCAAAGTTGTAAACTGAATCCCAACTCTTCTAGGTGTGTAATTAATAGGTCCTTAAAGGCCACTGGTTCTGACTTTGGTCCATCAGCGTAGTATGGTGTATCAACCAGGTTTACGAACAATTTCTCACCAAATCCACCATTTCCATAGTCTTTTAATTTGAAAAAATTACCACTATCATCAATCAACGGTGTTTTAAAAATTATTTTTTCAGAATCAGGAATGATACCAATTAGAACTCCACCAGGTTTTATACGTTTTTTTATTTCACGAATAGAACTGAAAAATAGACCCTTACTAGCAAATATATAATGCAATGAAAAGTTAAAGCACACGACATTGAACGTTCTATGTGGGCAGTTGTGAATATCACCCTCATAGAAATTGACACGCATGTGCATATTTTTTGCACGTAAACGAGCCTCCTCAAGGGCTGATGGCTCGGGGTCACACATATTTATATTGACTCCACACTTGTGCCATTTTTGAAGGTCTCCACCGAAACCACATCCTACATCGAGAATATGTTCTCCTTCTCTCGAGACAGACTGTATAAGATTTCTCTTAGCGTCATTGTGATTCTTACGAATCTCTTCCATGACTATAGAAGAGCTTAAAACTTTAATTTGAATTTAGAATATGAAACCATTCATTAAATGGGTTGGTGGTAAAACTCAAATTATAGAGGATGTCTTAGGTTCATTTCCAACCAAAATGAAGGATTATCACGAAGTTTTCGTGGGTGGTGGAAGTGTCCTTCTCTCCGTATTGTCGAGGGAATTAGTTTCAGGTAAAGTATGTGCATACGACCTTAATGGGTCACTCATTGCACTCTACAAAAACATACAATCTCAACCACAAATTGTACATGGTCATCTAAAATCCTTGTATGATGAGTATGAGAAGTGTGAAGGGTTGGAAGTTAATCGCAAGGCGGAAACATTGGAAGAGGCTGTAAAATCTAAAGAGAATTACTATTACTGGATTCGAAAGAGATTTAATACAGAAAAAGAAGAAACACCTAAGCGTTCGGCAACATTTATTTTTTTAAATAAAATGTGTTTTCGTGGTGTCTACAGAGAAGGACCAAATGGATTTAATGTACCGTATGGACATCCTAAAACTACACCTGCAATGATTGGGGGTGATGAATTGTTACGTGTGAGTGAACTCATTAAGGATGTTCAATTTAGGCAATGTGATTTTAGAGAAGCATTCAAAAACATCAATAAGGATGATTTTGTATATCTAGACCCACCCTACGCACCTGAAACGAAAACGTCTTTTGTGGGATACACGAAAGATGGGTTCGGGGTAAAAGACCATGAAGAACTTTTTGATTTAACTAAGAATTCTGGTGTAGATTTTGTTATGAGTAATGCGAATGTGAATATGGTAACGAATTCGTTTGTAGATTACAATATAAAAGAACTAAAGGCTCGACGGGCTATAAACAGTAAAAATCCTGAATCTACGACGACTGAAGTACTTGTGTCGTCATCCACTCAAAAATAGCTTTTTCATCAACACTATAGGAAACTGGGTAGATGGTCCATTTATCACCCTGATTCTGAAAGTGAATTTTCCACTTCGAACCATGTTTCGCGAAAAATATTGGTATCCCATATTCTTCATTAAACCTGATAGGAATTTCATACTTCTTTTGTTTAAACCACCAGTCGTTCAAGACGAACATTAGGTGGAAATTTTCCACGGTTGGGTAGAGTTGTTTGTATTCCGCGAGGAGACATGGTCCACCGCGAATTTTTTCATCAACGGAACCTGCTACGATTTGATGCTTACATTCGATGATGAAAACAGTCTTATTATCTTCACTCACGAGTGCCCCATCTGGTTTCTTCTTATGGTCCCAGTGTGGGTCTTTGAGTTCCTTCATATGCTCGACAAAGTCGTCTTGGGTAAAGTAGGTGAACGACTTGCCACCGATGACACGCGTCCCAGTGGGTCTGAAACATTCCTCGAAAGGTTTTCCACTTGCATTAGTGTTCGCACCACCTGAGCCACCAGTCTTCATTATGGAATGATTAGATTGATTTCTTCTGTTTTGATCGGTTCACTAAGGTGCCAATTAAACAAGTAGTAGTATACATATCCATTCCCTTTCATAAATTTGTGTTTTTCAAGTGTATTTATATTTACACCAACTTCGGCACTATTAAATACATGATACCCTAAATTTTTAGCAATAAGAAAGGCGTCATTGTACACATCACCAACCATGAAGTACCTATACACCTGTTTAACAACACCTGAACCATCCGAGCGTTCATATGGAATTTCGTAAAATGAAATGAAATCATCGCTTGTATCATTCACATACGAGTGTATTGGTAATACCCTTCGTTTCACATACTGTTCATCGATAATGTGTGTAATTTTAAATTTTTTAGAATATTCCTGTAGAATTCGAGTCACTTTAGGAATATCTTCGGTAGTCATGTTTCGCCACAGATGTTTACATGGTCCGCGAACTTCATAAAATTTCTCACTGAATCTATGTGTTTGGTGAAAACCAATCTGTACAAGATGTTGAACGTCTAAAAACCTGTGCCAGTAACACGATTTGGTTATGGGTGTCGGTATTTTAGTATGTGCGGTGTAAATAGCTTGCCAAATACCATTCTTATTTGCACGCCTCTTAATTTCTGTTATTAAAATGGGGGTAAGTCCGACGTTTCGATATGATGGATGTACACAAAGATAATCTATCTGTGTCATCTTCAATTGTTCATTTTCAACTCGTGAATCTATGGGTGTACTCGCAATATACCCAATAAGTTCATTTGTATATTTTTTACGAACAGCTATACTATCATCTATCGACCATTTAAGAATCTCTGGAGTGTAGCATAATTTGAATTTATCTGTTTCAACATAGTATTCTTTTAAAAACGTATGAGCTTCTTTGAGACTACACGATGACCACACGAATTCATCTGGAAGTTTTGTAGTCTTTTTTGAAACGTCGCGTGTTTTATCGATTTCACCTGGTGTGGTATCGTCTCGGGGAACAGGTTGTTTATCCCAGTACTTGTGCATGATATGTATATGTGCAATTATACTTTTAAGCTAGGCTTAAAGTTTAGAATCCTTAGATAGATATAATGTCTCTCGAAAGCGATTACACTACTGTACCTGGCCAAGCATTTGCCTGTCTCTCCATTGTTGGACCTGAATGTCCTCAGAAGAATGAAAAATTTGGTATTAAGATCCGTGGTGCTTTCGCTACCCGTGACGAGGCCGGCAATCACGCTAAGCGTCTTCAAAAGGAGGATGGCACCTTTGATATTTATGTTGTAGACCTCTACAAATGGCTATTGATTCCCCCCGACTCTGATAAGATTGAGGATGTACATTACAGTAATGAAAAACTTGAAGAGATCATGTCTGGCTACAAGGAGAACCAATCACAGGCGGCTCGTATGTTCAGTGAACGCAAACAGGGTATGGCTGAAGTCAAGAGTAATTTCTCAGCTGGTGATGAGAACTCTCAGTTTTACAACAAGCCAGATGAGGCTCCCATTTCTCACCCCGCGGAGGTTCTTGAGCGTCTCAAGAAGGAAAAGCCGGATACCCCTATGGAGGAACTTGTAAAGCAAGCTGATGCGGTTGTCGCTGAGGAGATGAAGGAACGTCAGAGGAAGCGAGAGGAAGAAGCTGCCTCCACAGATGCTAAGTTGGAGGAAGTCAAGGAGGAGGGAGAGCCTGAAGTTTCATCCGCGTAAATAATATTCATATACATTAAATAAACATGCTTCGTCTAATTATAACAATACTGTTAGTCGGGGCGTTCTTTATTTTGTTTTTTAAACCAAAGTACAATTTAAAAAACAAAACGAGTTCTAACTCAGAGGCTGTTGAGGCTGAAGCTTCAACAACTGATGGATTTATCGAAGATACTCTCCGGGGTCCTATTCTTTTTGGACGGGATGGTATTCCTCCCAGGTATGGTGATATCGGAACATTTGTTGCTTATTCAACTACTGCAGAAGACCATTGGTTAAGTGGATTTCCGCAAAAGGGGGTTAATAATGACATGTATGAGGATACTGATACAAAACTTTCGACTCGTATAAGAGACCTTAGTAAGTGATTAGGTGTACCTGAGGATAACAGGTTGCATGGTTTTACCCATGAAAAAACCTAAAAGAAAGACTGCAAATGCAATGATCCATGTGGATTTATCAACATCAGTAAAAGGGTCAAATTTTCCTGTTTGGGGTTGTTGTTGGGGATAATTCATTTCACTGGGATGATAATAATATGGTTGGTCTTGTACCAACTCTTCAGTATTATCTTCATTCTTCTCCTGAATTAAAGGGTCCATGTTTGGGCTATACTCAATGGGATTACCGATATCAGTTTCCATTTCTAATATAGTTGCTGTTTTTTTTAAGCTGATTCTTCCTCACTCTCACTTTCACTTTCACTCGCATCTTCGTCATCCACTACAAAATCTTGGAGATTACCATTGTCATCTGCATCTTCGTCATCACTTTCATTTTCTGAATTACACTCATCTTCGGTGTCTATAATTGACTCACCGTCTGTGTCTTCATGTTCATCTGTAGCGTAATCGTCATCTAAAACAGTTTCTATAGGTACATAAAGAGCTGGTTTCTTTATAACCCTACCAAATCGTGAACGAGTACTAGCTACCATTTACTTACTTTAAGTGCCGTTCTGTTTAAGTATCTTTAGGGAACAACTTATTCGTTATTTTAGAGGGTAGAATATGTTCTCTAGCCTTACTCTTCTTGCATACTGGGCATTTCTGTTTGATTTTGTTTTTCCTGATATCATATGACATAGTCTTATTTTCATGTTCACCTGATATAGTTTCACAGTATTTAGACGTTGTCATTACCAAAAAGGTGTTATTCTTATCATTTCTAGTTATAGTCGCTATACGGGTGTCACCCCCTGTTTTCATATTGGTATTAATATAGTTTTCAAGGTCTGGTTTTACTTCCATCCGTTTAATTGGTGGCTTTTCGTCAAACTTTTTGATTTCTGGGCACTTACTGACATCCTCTTTTTTAGGGTAAAGGCTTTCAACGATATCACTCGTTAATTGGTGTCTTCTACCACAAAAATCTTTACAGAAACCATCACGACGCTCCCTGATGGTTTCACATCGACAGAAACACTTTTGAATAATCATTTTTCCACTGATGATAAACCATACATGATTAGAACCATGACTTCGTTTTAAATTTTCACAGTATTTGGAGGTTGTTCCAACTAAGAATGTATCCCTCATTTTGAAAATTTTATTAATATAGGCATCACCCTGTCCCTCCATATTTTTACGAACGAACGTTTCGATACGATTCTTCAACCCCTCATCATGTATTTCATCTTTTGTCTCGTCTTCTGAGAAGGAACCCTCTTTGACCTTGATAGTTACTGAAGGTGGTTCTATTGATATGGTTGTGGGTTTGTCTGTTCGCACCGCCGACATTTTAAGAATTTTAACAGTTGGTTCTTGACTTATTCTCATGAGTGTACACAAAGGTTCCTGTGTGTAAATGAAAATCGGTAGGTATGCCAATTGGTCTACTTTACCATGTTCACACCCTGTACAACCCTTACCATTACATGCTTCATGTTTTGCCCGTTTATAAGACCATGGCATCCTGAAGCCACTCCCTTTCGCCTTTCTAATAAGACTTCCATACACCGAGGCGTCTATAATTTCATTCCAATCTGTATCACCTTTGAATTTAGAAAGAGACACAAGAATATGTTCACGAAGTGCAATCGCTGAACCCTGGCCTACCACAAAACCTGGCCAATTCAGATGGACACCAGTTTTTATGAGGTCACCTGATTTCTTTGGTGGTGATACAGAAACTAGGCATTCTTTACCACCATGAAGCTTGACAGTTTCACAAATAGTTTTAGATATAGCGTTGATTTCATCAATACCTAGGGGATCGACATCTTTGTAGTCGATATCAACGAAAAAGTTATAGGTCTCACTCTTCTGTTCGACAACGTAAATCTTCTCCCCAGATTTTACAGACTCTATATACTTATCGTAAAATTCATTCAATCTATCAAACGGCACTGAGAGTTTACCTCCGTCCATGAGCACATGTGATAGATTGGTAGCATTATTGAATTTCTGGGAAACGTACCAATTCTTAAACATACCTTATTCTTGTTCTTCATCTCTAAACCACTTCATACACGACACATTCTGGTATTCTTTAGTTTGAGAAATTTCTTTTTTAAAAGTGAGCAGTTCGTAAACCGTTTTACTTTCATTATCTTTGACCCACTGTTGAATCTCCTGTTCACACAGTCCCCTATTCTTGTCAAGTAATTCACTAATCTGTCTTAAAATAAAAGCCTTGGACTTCATTATTTAATAGAGAAGGTTTTTCTATTGTGAGAACTTACACATGCATAGAATTGAGGATTATTGATAACATTATCAATAATTAATTTCCATCGTTTACGTGTGTTAAATTCTTCGAGAGTATCATAACTCATATAATCGTTTTCATCGTGTGTTTTACGGATAGGTTGATTGTTCATTTTTTTGATTTGTGTTTTATGCTTTTCTTCATAAAATTTACGAATTTGTGTCTGTTGTTCTGACCTATTGTAATTAACGAAAAATATGAATACATTA